CCAGTACCAGCACAAGAGGTTGAAGTTGAAGCACAACCAGGCCAGATGAATGAAGATGACATTGAAAAAGCATACGCAGAAGAAGATGACAATTATGAAAATGAAGATAAAAATGAAGATGATGAGGAGGAAGAGCAAGAAAAAGAAGACCCAATATGGACAAAGCAAGATCAAGATACATATGAAGATAGCTGCCCTGAAATAATTGAAAAGACTATACAAGAATTCTTTGAACAAGACTTTGATGACTATGCTGAAAATTATGATATGAAAAATATTTTAATCAACATGACTGATGTCCAATACTACATTAGTAATAATGACATGTATAAAATAGCAGATAAATTAAATGATGGTACAATAGTGGTTGGACTTGCACACGTGCCTAAATATTTTGACACTGAGAAACACAATATATTCATGGGAAATCAAAAAGAAGGATCAGTGAGACTACACAGAAGACTAAAACAAAGCAGAGAAACTCAAGAAGTAGTAGGACTGAACATACAAGAAAGTCTAGTATACCAAAAATTAAGAACTTCAACCTACCCACCAGAAATAATCAAACTAGGACAAGAGCTAGCAAAAATAGACAAAATAGCAGATCAAAAGAAAGGACGAACAATCAATGACTATGAAATAGTGATGACCATGGAAATGTTGGGCAATGACCATGTCTACACACATGATATACACATGTACCCAATAACTAGGAATAGAATAAACTTGATACCATACACAGAGGGCAGCTATGATTATATCCTCAAATTAATAGTAGATGACAGGTATGACATGCAAGGTACAGACTACATACGTTACCATATAGTGAAAATAACCAATCCAACCACTGCAGACATAATAGGGGAGAATATAAATGATGATGGACATGATTATTTCGAAATACAGGATATGTTAAAACAACTTAAAGACATCAAAAAGCCCAAGAAGCCAATACCCCCGAAATCACCTCAAGCTAAAAAGAATTACAATGCAAAGGAAGCAAACGAAAAATACGATAAAGAAAAATCTGAATATGATGAGAAATCCAAAGAAAGAATGAAAGTACTTAACGAATTTGCAAATAAATACAATTACACAAAGATGCAATTTACTGAAGATATAATAAGTGAAAAAGAAAAAGCAGATATAAAGCCCAAAAATATAGGATCAGTAGTCAACAGAGATAACACATTGATTTTCGTAAAACGAGAAACAGGTAGAATAATAAACTATTACAGGAAACAAAAAGTAGACATAGAAAAGATAATAGAACAACAAGAAGGAAAACAATACGACAGACAACTATTAAGCAAAATAATAGCAAAAATGTTATTATTACCCTCATTAGATGCTGCGGGATTCAAAGGTATAATAACATATATAAATAGAGAGAAACCAGAATTAGACATGGTAGACCACGTTTTGCCAATATTAACATTTGCAATACAAAAATTAGCAACAATGGAAACAGGAGTTTTATTCTTAACAAAATCAAAATTAACCAACACTATTAATGACATAAAGAATAACAAATACCAAACCATGCCCACAAATTTATATGATGCATTCACACATGGTCGGTTAACTGAATACATAGGATACGCAATACGGGAAGCACTTTCCCTTAACACAACAAACAACTCAACTCCTTTGGAGTTGGGTTTTTAAACACCGTCAATAATGCCTCTCATGAGCCTCGCCAGCTCATTGATGCTACTTATTATTCGGCGAATATTGAAAAACATGCAGAAGAAAATATAATGCAAGGCACTCATGCATTTATCGACTCTTCTAAGTTAACAACCAGTAATATAGGATCCTTACAACAATACATAAACTGGTATAACAAATTACGAGGAAGTGTGAAACTCACAAATAAACTAAAGAACAAGTTTAAAACAACACAAGAGATACTGGAACAAGATTACAACATAAAAATAGGCGATAAAGATAAAAAGCTGCCAAGAGCAATGATTTACATAAAAGACCCAGCACTTCAACAGGTTGCCCGTACTAAAAATCCAGAACATTACAAGGATTTAGATGAACAAAAAGTATACATAGATACAATTAACAAAATAGAAGTGAAGGACGTACCATGCCCACATACTATAGATGAATGTACAATGGAACACAATTGCAAGAAAATCTTATTTGAGAAAATACTAAACACAGCAGACACTAAAATAGAAGCTATGGGATGGGGCAACTGTCACCACACTATTTTTGCAGCAGCTAAAAGGCAATTAAGATCAGCACCAATGCCAAGCAAAGAAATGGCAGAAGATTATTTCAATTTTTCAAAACACTTCATTGATAAATACATAGGAGAGCATTTAAAACACTTTGGGTATAGTTATGCTGATTGGTTTAATCATCTACCAAAAAGAAAACAAGACAACATGATAAAAATACAAAATGCATTAAATCAAATACACACTTCTGACCTTACAACACGAGAGCTGCTTGAACTGTTTTCAATGCATTATCAAGCTATATGTAAAGTTGAAATACAAGAATTGGATGGAAAGCCACGCATGGTATGTTCAATACCAGATCTGATTAAATACGTCATGGGTCCTATCACATGGCACTTAGAAGAAATAATGGCAAAGAATTTTCCAGGATACTGTGGAGGTAAAAATCTAACTGAAATGGAAGATGAAATAAATGAACTCATAGACAAAGGATTTGATAAAGTAGTAGAAGGCGATGGATCAGCATTTGATAACACACAAGACATATCATTAAAAAGAGTAGATCATTACATATATGAACAAGTTGCCCACAGTGTCTACCACGTACCAAGATGGATCTTTGATATGATATCACATTTATACTACAAAATAATGGATGTGAATGTAGTGGAGAATAAGAAAGTGAGAACAATAATGACATACCATGTATTAGGAACTGTATTTTCAGGAGATTGCGATACTACATTAGCTAATACAATGCGTATGGCATTGTATAACCACTACACTTGTTATAAAGCTGGATTACAACTTGAAAAGGATTACTACTTATTTTCAAAAGGAGATGATTTTTCTGTATTATTTAGAAGCAAAATACCTAATGAAATTATACAAATGGCATACGAGCAGACTTTCTTACACAAATACAAGCCAACACCTGAAAAACCAACTGATGAAAGGTCTGAGAAGTTGGGGCAAATATGTAAATTTTTAGAAATCGGACACCCTGACTCATTCAAATTCTGCTCATTACGATCTTGGTACAAAGACAATTATGGACATATCACATTAACAAGAAATCCAGCAAAATTATACACATTAGCACAGTACTCACGAAAAACCAAAACCATGACGGTGCAACAAAGATATAACTACATGTTAGACCAAGCACAAGCTTTAGAAGTCACATATAAAGGAATAACAGTGTTTGACAACATGGCAAAATTGTATAGACAAAAAGCAGAACAGATCAAAAATTATACAGACAAACCATTGAAGAGGAAAATCATACAAGGGGACAAAAGAATTAATATACTACAAAACATACCAGACGTGGATAACATACAAATTGAAAAATTTTATGAGATAAAACACAGAGAGAAGCAAGTTAAAATTAAAGATGATTATTGGGAGACAATGAAATACATAGAAAATCAAACCACTAGGTTGTTAACAAAGGAAGAAGCAAACATCGTAAACCAACAGATTGAAGCAGAATTCAATAGCCAGGAACTTCACGCATTATTGACGGCAAATATTTGACATGCAAGCTAAGAATAAAACTAAAAGAAACAAAGTAACTAGGAAACCACGAGTAAAAGGTAGGAGATTACCCAACAATAGAACAAAAAGAGCAAACATTATAAGAGGCAGGAAAATAGCAGCAGCTTCAGCCCAGAATTTTAAAAAGAAATTTACTATGCTTAGACAAAATGGTAATTCAGTACGTGTAACTGGAAGAGACTTAATATACTCAATACCTGATGACTTAACTTCACCAATACAAGACACAAATGTAATAACAGTCATACCAGCCAACCCAGCATATTGGAAAGGAACAAGAATAGCAGCACTAGCATCAGGTTATCAGAATTATAGACCAATACTATTTAAAATAACATATATACCAATGTGTGCAGTTACACAACAAGGCAATGTAATCGGTGGGACCATATGGGACGATGGAATTGACAATGATAATTTACAACAATCATTAAGAACATCAAATGGTGGGTTCATGACTCAATGCTACGTACCACATACAACTCGAATACGACCTAAGTCCAACTTACAATTCAACCTATACAGAATGGGAGGTGAATTTTCAACTACGTCAAACCCATTTATATTTGTAGCCTTAGCCATAGGATGCAAGAATACAAATAACCAAAGAATCACACCAGGCTACTTCTATGTAACATGGTCGTTTGAACTAAAGAACCCAATAGGAAGCATAAATACATATAATAATAGTGGGCTCATACAATTCCAACAATTACGCATGGATATGAACAACACTATTGTGAATATAGACCCACAGGCTGAAGTACCTTTTGGCGCATACATAGATATTGAAGAAGGCGATGAAGAAGCACCAATAGCCATGTACAATGGCACACCAGTAGAAATAGCAGCTACAACTCCAGTATGGGCTTTCACATCAGTAACCAAATCATCAAACACAAAGAACATAAATAAAATACCAATATATTACAATGGAGTAACAACTGGAGCATATAGGCTAGGATATGAGGGATATCAAGCATATATTCAGGCACAAGAAGAATACTATGATATATATGTACCACGAACACCACCTACCAATAAAGAAAATTGGAGAGTCACTCAATCTGAAACACTATTATTGGTATCTAACATAAAACAAAATTTCGGAGCAATACAAGGAGACCAATACATAAGAGTCAATATATATAATGATGACACATTCCAATCACAAAGTGAGAGAACATTTATACACTACAGAGCCAACAAAACTGAATACACAGCAACACTGCAAGGTGCAAACAGACAACAAAACAATGCAAAGCAACAGCCAAAAATCATACTAAAAAGGGTAAAACTGCCAATTACTCAAGAACAACCTGAAGAAGAAGAAGAGGAGAAAGAAATAGAACAACCTGAAATCCAAGAACCTAACAAACGATCCAAATCAACTCAAAACAAAACCAATAAATACACAAACTTCTAAAAACAAGCTTAATCTTATGGCCTACACTCACTAACCCACTCAGTTAC